GGATTCTTTATGTGGATTTTCGTTTGACTTGAAATATATAAATGGTAAAAAATATTCTATCAATAACAATGCAGGAAATATTATACCAACTTATTTTAACAAAACAATTAATAACTTGGGTTTAGAACGCGATGGATATCGCGGGAATTTAATTATTCAATTTACCGTGGAATTTCCAGAAACACTAACTGTTGAACAAATGAATCAATTGCGAGATATTCTTTAAAGTCTCCACGATTCAATACCATAATTTCTCATATAAATAGCCATTTTAACTTCTCGCTTTAATTTCTGGTATCTCTCAAAGGCGAATATTCGATTTCCGGATCCCGCATTTGCAGTAGCTCCAACGTAAACTGCCGCTGCAATGTGATTTGCACTCAAGGATGATTGATTTCCAGGAATAATAGAATTTGTTTTGCCGAACTGAAAACCATTATTCTTCATATATTTTAAAAAATATTTTATTTTTTTAAAAATTTTAAATATACAAGGATTGATTATTCACCATATACTTTAATACTTTGTTTGGAATATTCGAAACCGTTTCCAGCAGAGGAGATTCTAAAAATAGTGCCACTTTTTCTACTTCCCGTGCGATATTCACAATTTTAATCATTCCTTTGACAAAATCTCCTAAAAATACGCGATTTCTTTGTAATAATCGTTTACACGACGACTCATCTTCGCAATCACACCATTCCATTGCAACGTCGATAAAATCAAATACCATCTGAAATACATCTGCCTCATTTACCTCGATAATGTCATACATAATTCTTTCTACTTCTAAATCACTTGTTACAGGAATTGAAGAGCCATCTTCGCATTTCATATCGGTAAAACAACTGAATATTCCCACCAACTGACGCGTTGTCATCGACTCTAATTTACCACTCACGACTACCTTTGAAAACAAATAATTCACCTCATTCAACTGTGAAGCGACAACCCCCAATCTCGTTAATTGCGGAACATTCTCGGAATATTCCACAAACCCTTGATCGGCTAGTTTGATGAATTCGTCTGTAATCATTGACTGGATAAAAGATTTGTGTGTCACCAACTCCGACTTCAATCTTTCAATTCGTGACAATGTTTTTTCGTTCTCGCGCAATTTTTCTATTTCTTTTTCATTCTGTAGTAAGGGGTTTTCGCTCACCAGTTGATCTAACTTTTTTTGCCATTCTTTACGTTTTTTGTTTGCAGTTGTTTTTACTTGTAAGGTAAGGTGATCATATTCTTTCATAACTCCGATTGGCAAGGGAATGACCTTTTTTTGAAGAATCGAAATTTCCAATTGTATACCTTCTTTATTCGATTCGTTTTCATATGAAAACATTGATTTTTCAACAAATTTCTGGATATCTGTTTGTGTCGAAATAAGATTCAGCAATAACGGGGTTGAGATAGTAAATTTCGATGTTAAAGATGGTGGGTGACCATACAACATTTCTCGGTGAGAAATAATATCCGTTTGGAACAAGTTGTATAATAAAATGACATTTCCAACTGTATCAATGCCACGCCTACCTGCTCTTCCACTCATTTGGGTATATTCGTGGGGATGAAGGGTTCGCCTTGATTTTCCATCGTGTTTGTTCACATCTGTAAACAAGACTGTTTTTGTGGGCATATTAACACCTACTGCAAAAGTCTCTGTTGCAAAAAGAAGTTTAATAAATCCTTTAGCATACAATATCTCCACCATCTCACGCAGTACTGGCATAACACCTGCGTGGTGTATTGCAATTCCCCTTTCCAACAATTTTACCATTTCGTGATACTCTGGTAATTGTAAATATTCGCGATGGTTTGGAAGACGGTGTATGATTGCCTCGCATTCGTGTGCAATAACATACGGAACCTTGGAATCGTCTTCCAATAAGACACTTGTTATCCCTTTTGCACAAGTCTCTAGATTTTTGCGAGACAAGACAAAACACAAAGCCGGAAGCATCTCTTTTTCTACCATAAAATTGCATACTTCGTTCAAAACGTGTCTCGTCGTAACTTGAACATTGTGCACTTTTTGTGTTTGCAAAAATTTCTGTATATCTGTATAATTTTTCTCGATGAAAATTCCACCCGAATCTTTTACAGGAATCAACTTGTTGATAAAAGATCTTATTTCCTTTTGCTTTTCCTTGTCCTTGATAGATTTAAAACAACTGGCATTTGTAGTGACAAACCCATAATGGGTGAGAGGAACAATTCGCGTATATGTGGGAATCAACCACACTTGTCTTTGATAGTGGTTGGTATTGTCATACTTTTTCTCACACCACGTGGCGAAGCGCGAAGGATTGTTGATGGTTGCTGATAACATTACCATCTGTATATGAGGTGGAACATTCATTATTGTCTCTTCCCACACGTGTCCTCGGTCGGTGTCGTTGATGTAATGCACCTCATCAAAGATGACACACCCTACATCTTTAAAATCAAGCTCAAGTGTAAAAAAGTCTGATTGTTGATTATACAATTGCTTTTGTAATATCTCGGTTGTCATAATCAAGACATCTGCGGTCGGATTCATTTTAATATCGCCTGTTAATAGGCCTACTGAAATATCGGGAAATTTTTGAGTAAATTCGTGAAATTTTTGATTGGACAGTGCTTTGATAGGAGAAGTATATATCACTTTTTGTCCATGTTCCGTAAAAAAAGTGATAGCAAATTCGGCGGGAAGTGTTTTGCCGGAACCAGTATGAGCTGTTACGAGAACATCGTTTCCAGAAACAATTCCTTCGATCGCATATTTCTGAAAATGACTCAATTTAAAAGGGTAAGCGTCGAATCTGTCCAGTAATGTAATATCAGTTGTCTTGTAGTCTCCTGCGCAAAACTTCATTTTTAAATATATTCTAATTTATATTTAATTATTAAAAATAAATAATGGTTCCAACTACTTAAAAACAACAATTAATTTAAATTATGATTACATGTGAATTAGTAGGGGGATTGGGAAATCAATTGTTTCAGATATTTGCGACTCTTGCATACGCCATTCAATATAACACTTCTGTAATGTTTGATTATTCTTCCCATACAACTGCATACCATCAATCCCCTTCCACATTTGATTTACGTCATACTTATTGGAATACTTTATTTGTACATATAATTAACCTTACAACTTATTCTCTTCCACCGAACTCAACCATTGATCTCTCCACCTTTTTTCCTTACAAAGAGCTCCGCTTTGAATACAATAAATTACCAGAGGAAATCTCAAAAAGAAATATGAAACTAACTGGTTATTTCCAGAGTTACAAATATTTTCAAGCACAAGAAAAATATATATTCAAATTATTAAGAATTGAAAAGTTACAAGAAACGGTAAGAAATGTTTACGAATTTCCTTTTTCCTTGGATCAATGTGTTTCTTTACATTTTCGCATAGGAGACTATAAATATAGTGAACCGAGACACAATGTCCTTACACTGGAATACTATAAAAAAGCCCTGACAAGTCTTTTTGAAAATAGAACTGAGCAAAATGTCCTTTATTTTTGTCAAAAGGAAGACGATGAAATTGTGCACCTCCAAATAAATGTACTAAAAGAAACATTTCCAAATGCTACATTTTTTAAAATAAGTTATGATATAAGTGATTGGGAACAGTTGTTGTTAATGTCGTGTTGCAGGGACAATATTATTGCAAATTCAACTTTTAGTTGGTGGGGAGCATATCTAAGTAGACACGACAAAAATGATAAAATTGTATACTACCCTTCCAAATGGTTTGGAGATTATTACAACGATAAAACGGTTGATCTATTTCCACCACAATGGGTAGAAGTTACTTAAGAGTTCTAGGGTTTAACATCAAATATTCATAATCAACTGTTCTTTTTTCAATATCACTATATCCTTTTTGTTGCGTGACCATCAGAGGATAAATTGCAAACCATTTATCTTTTTTTTGCAATTGTATCCAAAACTTATCTATGGCATAATGGTTGTGTTTTTCCGGAAACTGTAAAAGGTGTTTGATGCCATTCCGTATATTCTGAATCAATGTATCATAATAATGCTCTTTTATGAGATATCCGGTTGTAGTTTGACAGTGCGAAACACGAATTGCATAAGGAGAAACCAATGTAAAGGGGGGTACAATATTTCCTCCAAAAAGTAGGACATCCCACTCTTTTTCGCTTTTCAAAAACCCGTCTAATTGTTTTTTGAAAAAATTTACATTTTTTATGCAAATATCGTCTTCGCATATGAGAACCGACGGAAGTTTGTCTCTTTTTGCTATTTCTAATACAGCCAAATGACTTAAAGAACATCCAAGTCTTCCATTGGTTGTACGAATCGCATCAAATCTTTCAAAAGGTACACCTAATTTATCTAATTGTTCTATTGCATTCTTATTGCGATCTAATCGATGAGATAAATTAATATAATAAGCGAAAATCATTATATTAATTTTTATATTTTTATATTTAAATTGAATTTATTAGTATTCATTATATTGCAGAAAGAAAATGGAAGAATTTGATTTTTACGAGATAAAAGAATGGATTGCCGACTCTGTTCCGGGGAAAAAGCACTTTCTGCAAGCGCTGTCGTACAACCCACATCCATTTGCAAGTAGTGTAATTGAAACGAATATTGATCACTTACCCCCGAGATATTTTATCACAAACTGCCATCATATGCTTTGCGAACATAACAATAATAACAACAAATTAAGACTTTTCTTGAGATTAAAAGAGAGAAATACATCGGAGATAATACCATACGATATTTATAGTGAATTGTTGTTGTATTACCACTTGGATTATCAAAATGATTTGCTCAATTTGAAAGAAAGTCTGCAAGAAAGAAAAGGAGAAAGAAATTGGAAATATGGAAAACTAGTTCAACACGTTTGTCTCACTGAAAAAATGGAAAAAATCAAAGAAATACCATACAAAGATTTAAACTGGTGCACTCTATCGGCAAATCACCATCCTTGTGTGATTGACTTTTTAAGAGAAAACAAAAAAAATGTCTTGTGGACTGTATTGGCCAAAAATTCTTCTGATTGTGCGGTGGATTTGTTGTTTGAATCTGAGATAGATTGGTTTGCGGCATCATTCAACACGAATGACAGAGTAACCAGTTGTTTCCCTCAGTTTGTATCCAAGATATCTATTTCCGGTTTGTGCACAAACACATCGGATTTTGTTGTAAAATGGTTACTGGAAGATCCGGATATGTACAGTCAAATTATATGGTCCTTATTTTGTACAAATGAAAACAACTATGCAGTAGAACATATTTACAATATTTCCTTGTTGAACCCGCGTGACAAGAGAATCGAATGGGGGTTTCTATGTACAAATAGAAATAAAATGGTTTTCCGTATTTTACGGAATAATCAGTCAAAGATTCATTGGGAAATATTTTTGAACAACCCAATCTGTTTTGAATATAATTATGAAATGATGGAAAAACGTGTCTCTATATTCAAAGAAGAGCTTATCGGGGCTGTTTTTTCGCCAGAGAGAATAATGCACTTAATTTCAGTATCTCGTGAAAATGAAGAGGACGACTTTGAGATTATTTCCAAATTAGACTTTTAAAAAAATTGAAAATAATATTTGATTTATTGGATTTGCATAGAATACAAATGGAAAATTCAAGTCGCACCGAAAGGAACGCCGTGGAACAAGCTCATTTTGAAATTATGGAGATTGCTATGCGGAGAAGAAACACCAGGATTTTTCACACGGTTTGCAAAAGAGAGGAAAAAATTCAAGCATTAGTGGATGACGGCGAAAAAGAGTGCTCTATATGTTATAACACAAAGATGTGTGTTTTAAATTACAAATGTAGTCATTCTTTTTGTAAAGAATGTTTAATACATTGGAAAAAAGGATGTCCTCTTTGTAGATCGCCCAATATAGTTTAAAAACTATATTTAATAAAATTATAATGAATGTATTTCTTATTTTAATTGCTTTACAGACAAGATTGTTT